CCTGCGGTGGACGGAGTTCGCTGACGCGCTCGACGCCCGCGACGTCCGCCGTGCACAGGCCATCACGTCCGACGCCGAGCAGGACCACCCCGACCGGCACACCTTCTACCAGCACCCGTTCTGCCCGTCGTGCGCTGGCATGGAGATCGCGTGGCTGCGTCTCCAGCGGTGGGTCACCCTCAACCCGGGCAAGACGCCGCGCGACACCTGGGACGGCGTGACGTACCCCGAGGACACCGAGGCCGGAGCGTCCGCGTTCCTCACCTGGGACGACCTCGACAACCTGCCCGAGCCCGAGTGGCTGATCGACGGCATCGTGCCCCAGGGCAGCGTCGGCTACATCACCGGCCGGGACGGGACGTTCAAGACGTTCCTCGCGCTCGACTTCGCCCTGTCCATCGTGACCGTCCGCCCGGACTGGCTGGGCCGACACATCGAGTGGAACGGCTACGGCCGCGCCCTGTACCTCGCCGGGGAGGGCGTCCGGTCGTTCAAGCACCGCATCGCCGCATGGCAGGCCAACCGGGGCGTCACCGTCGACCCGCACATGAAGGCCGGGCTCATCGTCCGCAACGGCACCGTCGACCTCTACAGCGGGCGCGAGGAGTTCCAGGCTCTCCTCGCCGTCATCGCAGACCAGCAGCCCGACCTCATCGTGGTGGACACCCTCGCGCGATCGGTGGGTGGCGCCGACCAGAACAGCGCCGGAGACATGGGCGTGGTCCGTCAGCGCATCGAGCAGATGAAGCGTGCCGGGTCACCGGACGCCACCATCATCGTCATCGCGCACACCGACAAGGGCGACAACGACGCCCGCGGGTCCAGCACCATCGAGGACGACGCGGACTTCGTGCTCCACTGCAAGCGCACCGCCGACGCCGACGAGCTCCGCGTGGTCATCCACAAGATGAAGGACGGGCCCGACCACTGGGATCTCGACCTGGCCGTCAACACCGTGGACCTGGGCGACGGCGTGTCCTCGCTCGCGCTGGGCCTGCCCGGTCAGGGTGGCGCCAAGCCCAAGTACCTGGGCGACGACCTCCGGTTCCGCCTCACGTCCCTGCTGTACCGCGTCCGCTCGTCCGACGCACCGTCCGGCACCCAGATCGTGGCGCTGCTCAAGGAGGACGGCACCGGCCGCGACGTGTCCCGTGCCCTGGTCTACGAGGTGCTGGGCACCCTGGAGCGCGAGGGCATCGTGACCTCCGAGAAGATCGGCACCGCCAAGCGGTACACCCTCAACGCCCACCACTACCCGGCTGGTGAGGCAGCCGACCACGACCCGCTCGCATGACCTCTGGACGATGGGCTGGACGATGCTTGTCCACTCGTCCACTCACCCCGACGAACCTCTGGACAACGCTGACCTGCGGGAACGCACAAACCTGGACGACCTGGACAAGCATCTGGACAAGCCTGGTCACCGTTGTCCACTCGTCCGGCGGCTCTATAGAGCCGGACGTGGACGACGACTGGACGATACGAACTGGAGGACGAACAGCATGACGACCAAGAAGTGGGGGGGAAGGGAAGCCATGACAGCCCGAGCACGGTGGCTGCCTCGCATCCTGGCCGGAGAGGTGCGCTGCTGCCGGTGTGGTCGACTGGTCACACACGACCCCGGCGCCCGAGGTGGAGGCTGGGACGTGGATCACTACCCCATCCCGCGAGAGCTGGGCGGGACTGAGACCTGGCCGGCACACGCCAACCGATGCAACCGATCAGCAGGTGGCAAGCGCGGCGCACAGATCACGAACGCACGACGAGGACGGGCACCCAAGGCAGGGACGCCCGAACGGGACCGGGGAATCCGCGGTCTCTAGCACAGTTTTAGGATCGGCGTGGAAGCCCACGCCTGCCGTCCGCTCTCTTTCTCCCCCCGTTGGAGCCCATCATGGTCGCCTCACCCCGTTACCGGTCCCGCATCCCCAAGGACACCGACATCTCTGCCGCTCATCTGGGCGCTTCGATGATGGGCGTCACCCTGCTGCCCCAGGGAGAGGTGGTGGCTGGCGTCCTCCAGGCCGTCACGCGCACCGGGGCGCCGCTGTACCCGCAGGTGGGCATCCTGATCCCTCGACGGTCGACCAAGACGACGAGCATCTGGGCCACGCTGATCGGCCGGTGCGCGACGATCGAGGGCTACCGCGTCGTGACGACCGCGCAGGACGGCACCCGGGCTGGGAACGTCATGCGGGAGCGGATGCGTGACCTGGAGGCCAACGGGTTCGAGCAGAGCGGTGGTGTGCTGCGGTGGTCCAACGGCCGCGAGCGCATCGAGTTCGCCAACGGCTCCGTCATCTGGGTGGTCGCGCCCAACGCTGCCGCGTTCCGGTCCGAGGCCGCCGACGCGATGCTGTTCGATGAGGCCGGCGAGTACGACGTGGCGAAGTCCGACGACCTGCTGGCCGGCGCCCTGCCGCTCATGGACACCCGGCCCAACGGTCAGGTCATCATCGCGGGCACGCCGGCGGTGGCTCGAGAGGGCCTGCTGTGGGAGACGCTGGCCGAGGGGCGTGACCCCAAGCGCAAGGCCGCGGGCATCGTGGAGTACAGCCTGCCCGACGACGTGCCGTCCGTGCTGCTCGACCCGGACGACCCGGACGCCGAGCCCCGGCTGAACGAGAAGGCGCTGCGGAAGGTGCACCCGGGCATCGGGACGCTGACCACCATCCAGAAGATGCGCGAGCGGTTCGAGAAGATGCCGCTGGCGATCTTCGAGCGTGAGTACTTCTGCCGGTTCCCGACGTCGGTGGTCACGTCCGCGATCGACCCCGAGAAGTGGGCGGCTGCCCAGGTGCCCCCGGTCGACCGGCCCGAGCGTGTCGGCATCGCGTTCGACGTCCACGTCCAGGGCCTGTCCGCCTCCATCTGCTACGCGTGGCGCGACGACGACGGCAACGCGTACATCGAGGTGGCGAAGCATGAGCCCGGCACGTCCTGGCTGACCACGGCCATCCCGCTGGCGTCCACGAAGCACGGGAAGGGCGCGGTGGCCTACGACGTCATCGGCGCGAACATCGACCCGGCATCGGCGGTCCAGCGGCTGCGGAAGGCACCACGGCTGGAGCAGCTGCACATGAAGGACGTGCAGGGTGCGTCTCAGCGTCTGGTGTCGGAGCTCAACGAGGGGCGCCTGCGTCAGTTCGGTCAGGTCGACCTCGACGCCGCGGTGGCGAACACCACCTGGCGGCAGATGACGGGCGGTCGCGCGTTCGGGACCAAGGTGCAGGGCGCGGCGCCGATCAACCCGCTGGTCGCTGCCTCCCTGGCTCTGTGGTCCTATGACCGGACGAAGCCCCGGGCGCGGGCGCGGCTCGTCATCGACTGATCTGACGCCGATGCGGTAGAGTGTCAGCATCATGGGAATCCTGGACTGGATGGGCTTCGGTCGTCTCCCCGAGACGTACAGCGCGAGCGCTACGGCATCGCGCGGTGTGACGTCCCCGTGGGCTGGTCCCTCGCACCTGGCACGCGTCGTCGTGGACGACATCTTCGGCGTCGAGACCCAGGCCGTGACCCGCGCCGAGGCGATGTCCGTGCCCGCCGTCGCCAAGGCGCGGAACCTGGTCTGCACGACCCTCGCGCGTCAGCCGCTCCGTGCGTTCCGGGACGGCGTGCCGGTCGCGGATCAGCCGACGTGGCTCTACCGCACCGACACCTCGATCCCGCCGCGTCTGCGGACCATGTGGGTGCTGGACGACCTGTTCTTCTACGGGTGGTCGCTGCTGGAGGTCAACCGGGGCGCTGACGGTCAGATCCTCGACGCGGCCCGCATCATCCCGTCGCGGTGGAAGTTCGGCCCGGCCGGCGAGATCCTGGTGGACGACCACGGCGTCCCGCAAGACGAGGTGCTGCTGATCCCCGGCCCGTTCGAGGGCGTCCTGAACGCCGGCGGCCGGACCATCCGTGCGGCCCGCAAGCTGGAGGAGCAGTGGGCTGCTCGCGTGCGTAACCCGGTGCCCGTCACGGAGATCCGGTACACGGGCGAGGAGGATTTGGACGAGGACGAGATGCGGGACATCCGCTCGTCGTACATCGCGGCCCGCAACGACCCGGACGGGACCGTCATGGTCACGCCCAAGGGCTTCGAGGTCCACCCGCACGGAGACGCCGCCCTGAACCTGTTCGTGGAGGGCCGCAACGCCGTCGCTGTCGACGTCGCCCGCCTCACGAACGTCCCCGCGGCCATGCTCGACGCCGCCAACGTCAACGCGTCCAGCGTGAATTACACGAACGAGGCGCTGGGCCGGGCCCAGTTCATCGACCTGTGCCTGCGGTTCTGGTCGCTGTCCCTGGAGGACCGCCTGTCGATGGACGACGTGACCCCGCGCGGCACCACGATCGCGTTCGACCTCTCCGAGCTCACCATCCCCGACACCGGCCGTGGGCCGACCCTGGAGGACTGACCCATGACCACCATGCACATCGCGGGCACGCTGCTCACCGCGAGCGCAGAGGACCGCGTGCTGACGTACCGGCTGCTCCCGTTCGGTGAGCCCGGCCGCACGAACATCGGGAAGGTGACCGCCGGCCCCGGGTCGCTCACGATCCCCGAGGACGTCACGTCGCTGGTCGCCAACCTGGAGCACGACGGCACCCGCCCGGCCGCCAAGTTCCTGTCCGTCCAGGAGGACGAGCAGGGCCTGACCGCGAGCGTCCGCGTGCTCACCACGACCGCGGGCAACGACCTGCTCACCGAGGCCACCGAGGGCGTCCGCAAGGGCATCTCCGTGGAGATCGACAACCCGGTGGTCCGCGCTGGGCGCCTGGTCGCTGGGCTGCTGTCCGGTGCCGGGTTCGTGACCAAGCCCGCGTTCCTCAACGCGACGCTCATGGCGGCCGAGGCTCCCGACACCGGGGACATCGACGCCGATGAGACGTCCGACGCCGACACCATCACGGTCGACGGCGTGACCTACCGGCGCGTGGCCGACCCCACGCCCACCGACACGGCTGCCGACCCGGCAGACGCGCCCGCACAGGGCACCCAGGACGCCGAGCAGACGCCGGCCGACACGAAGGGCACCACCGTGACTGACACCCTCACGGCGTCTGCCGCTCAGGCTCCGGCCGGGCTGCACGCCACGACCACCAAGGCACCCGCCAAGGGCGCCACCGACGTGTTCCGCATGCTCGCGTCGGAGTACGCGTCCGGCGGTGAGCGCAGGATGCTGGCCGCGCTCGCGGACATCGTGCCGGGCGACATCCTGGGGCTCGAGCAGCCGCAGTTCGTCGGAGAGCTCTGGAGCGGTCGCGCGTACCAGCGCAAGATCGTCCCGCTGTTCAACCACGCCAACCTGACGTCGTTCGAGGTCAAGGGCTGGCGCTGGGTCACGAAGCCCGCCGTGGCTCCCTACGCGGGCAACAAGACCGCGGTGCCGACCAACGAGGTCTCCACCGCGCCGGTCTCGATCGACGTCGAGCGCATCGCCGGTGCCCACGACATCGACCGCAAGTTCAAGGACTTCGGGGACGCGCAGTTCTTCGCCGCCTACTACAAGGCCATGACGGAGAGCTACGCGCAGGTGTCCGACGCGCAGGTGCTCGCGGACGTCCTGGCGGCTGCCACGGCCACCACGGCGGGCACGGTGCCCACGGGCGTCTCCCCGGCGATGGCGGGCATCGTGGACGGCGCCCTGGCGGTCCTCGCCAACGCCAACGCGCTCCCGTCGTTCGCGGTGGTCGCCCCGGACCTGTACCGGGACATCCTGCTCACCCGCAACGACGACGCGCTGTCGCTGCTCAACGCGTCCCTGGGCCTGGAGGACGGCACGGTCGCGTCGTTCCGCGTCGTCCCGAACGGTGGCCTGCCCGCCGGCACGACCCTGGTGGGCTCGCGTGACGCGCTCACCGTCCACGAGCTGGGCGAGGTGCCCATCCGCGTCGAGGCCGAGAACATCGCCAACGGCGGCGTCGACGCCGGCGTGTTCGGCTACTACGCGGTGAACGTCCACGACGCGGGTGCGCTCGCGCTGGTCGACACCGCTCCCGGGGCCTGATCTACCTGACGCCCGGGGCGCCCACACGGGTGCCCCGGGCCCGTCCCTGTGAGGGGGGTGCATGATGGCGGTGGTCGGCTGGGTGGACACCGAGACGGACATCGAGGGCTGGGCTGACGCTCCGGCCGACGACGCCGAACTGGCGCGGCTGCTGCGTGCGTCCTACGAGCAGTGCGTCCAGTTCCTGCCTCACGTCGGTGGTGTGCCTCAGGTGCCCGAGGACGTGCCCGCGCGGCTCGTCCAGGCGCAGATCATGCAGGCTCGCGCCCTGTACCGCTCCACCCTCGCGGGTGCCGGTGACCAGATCGGCGCGGACGGCATGGCGGTCACCGTGTTCCCGATGGACTGGACGGTCAAGAACCTGCTCCGGCCCAAGCGCGTCGGGAGGGTGCTGTGACGAACCTCCGCGCACCGCTCGTCCAGGCGCTCCAGGAGGGCCTGGGGACGGGCTGGACGATCATCGGGACGCCCAGGGCCCTGGACGCTGTGCAGGGCCCCACGGTGGCCGTTTACGCGGACCGCCTGGCACCTCTCCCGCAGGCGCCCGCCGGCCACTACCGCATCCAGTTCACCATCAACGTGATGACCCCCATCACAGACCCGGCCCGCGCGGACGACGCGCTGGACGAGAGCCTGTCCGCCGTGCTCGCGCTGCTGTGGGAGCGCACGGACTTCCTGCTGGAGAGCGCAGAGCGTGGCGTCATCCAGGACAGCAGCATCCACGCCTGGACGCTCACCGTCGCCGGTGGGCTCACGATCACGAACGGAGCATGACCATGCCTGTCAACACCGTCACGCCTCTCGTCCTCAAGGACGTGGAGCTCATCATCGGGGACGCCGCCGCGGACTACCGCAAGCACGTCGAGTCGGTCACGTTCACCCCGACCGCGGCCACGATCACCTGGACCGGGCTGGGCCTGAACACCCACACCGACACGTCCACCGCGTCGTGGACGTGCGCCCTCACCTACGTCCAGGACTGGGACACGGCCGACAGCCTGTCGCGGTTCCTGTACGACAACGAGGGCGAGACCGTGCCCGTCGAGTTCCGGCCGCGTGCCGGTTCGGGTCCGTCGTTCACCGGGGAGATCGTCGTGACCCCGGGCGCGATCGGTGGCGCGGTCAACGCGTTCGTCACCGCCACGGTCACGCTGGGCATGAACGGCCGCCCGGTCCTGGTCCCGGCGGTCTGACCCATGCTGTCGGTGCGGGAGTCCCGCGAGTTGCAGGCCGCCACCCTCGCGGTCAAGGCTGCGTCTCGCGGGCTCCGCACCGACATCAACCGGGCCACGGTCGCCACCATCGGGCCCGTGTGGAAGCAGCAGGTCCAGTCCCACGCCGTCACCGGCATGGACCGGCGCATGCTCGCGGTGGGCGCCCGGGTGGCCGGCGGGAATCCTCCCCGCGCGATGGCCGCCAACAGTGCCCGCCCGGTCGGCCGCTCGCGCCGGCTGATCCCCAAGACGATGTGGCAGGGCTTCGAGTTCGGCGTGGGCAACCCCAACGCCTTCTCCCGCTACCGCCGCAAGTCGAAGAACGGCGGGACGCACGACGTGGAGCGCCGCACGATGCGCCACCTGCCCGCCCGCAACAAGGGCCGCGTGGTCTACGCCGCGGTGGCCGACGTCGGGCCGCGCATGGCGTCCCTGTGGGTGCAGCTGATCGTCAAGAAGTACGCCGACGCGATGGAAGGGAAGGGCTGACCTGTGGCTGGCGGCATCAACATCGCGTTCGCGGCTGACGCGTCCGCGTTCCTGCGTGGAGCAGGCGACGTCGAGACCGCGCTGGACGACGTGCAGGACGCGCTCGACACCGTGGCGCAGGACGCCGACAAGGCTGGGCGGGACATCGCGGACGGGCTCGAGCGTGCTGGTGACGGCGCCAAGGACGTCGGCCGCGACATCGAGAAGCACATCGAGGACGGCACGAAGGACGCCGGCCAGTCCGTGGAGAAGTTGGAGCGCAAGTTCCGTGACCTCCGGGACACCGCTGAGACGTCCGTGAAGGGCGCCGGTGACTCGATCGACCGGGACTTCCGCCGTGGCACCGATGGCGCGTCCGAGGGCATGGAGAACCTCAAGGACGAGTCGAAGGAGACCGCCCGCGAGTCCGCCGCGTCGTTCGACGGGTCCGCCGACAGCATCCTGGACGCCTTCCAGGAGGTCGCCGCCAACGCGTTCACCGGGTTCGGCCCGGCTGGTCTGGTCGCTGGGCTGGGCATCGCCGCGGGCATCGGCATCGGCATGGCCGCGCTCCAGGCCACCGCCGACGAGGCCGCCGAGACCAAGCAGAAGATCATCGACCTGGCGGACGGCATCCGCGAGGCCGGCGGGAACATCCAGGACATCGACTGGGGCGAGCGGTTCCGGGAGTTCGGCAACGAGATCGCGGACGCCAAGTCGTGGTTCGAGCCGTGGCAGGACGCCGCCGTCACGAACTTCGAGGCCGCATCCAAGGCCGCCGAGCGGTTCGGGCTGTCGTACCAGGACGTGCTCCAGGGCATGGCCGGCGACACCGACGCGGGCAAGCGTGCGCTGGAGGACGTCAACGCCGAGATCGCACGGTCCGAGGCCAAGGTGCGCGAGATGGAGGGCGCCGTCGACGCCCAGTCCCGCGCTCAGCGTGACCTCCGCGCCGAGGAGCGCATGCGGATCGGTGACCTCAAGGATCTCCAGGGCAAGATCCAGGACGGCATCGGGCTCACCGAGGAGGCCATCGAGTACGAGAAGATGGCAGAGGAGGCCTACCGCGACAGCGCCGCGGGCATCGCAGAGCACAACGAGCAGCTGCGGGAGAAGGCAGAGCTCACCGCTGACGCCATCGGGTCGGAGTTGGACTGGCTCGACACCCTGGAGTCCTCGACGGCCAAGCTCCAGGAGAACGCGTCCGCCGGGTGGGACAAGAACACCGCGGCCGGACGGGAGAACCTGCGGGCCCTGGCCGAGATCAGCGACGGCGCCCTGTCCTACGCGGACGCCATCCAGGAGGCCGGCGGGTCGCAGGCCGACGCCAACGGGACGATCCTCGCGGGCCGTGACGCGGTGGTCCGTGCCGGTGAGGCTCTGGGCATGACCAAGGCGCAGGCCGAGCAGTACGCCGATTCGCTGGGTCTGATCCCGCGTACCGTGTCCACGACCGCCGAGGCCAAGACCGCGACGGCAGAGCAGGCGCTGTACGACACGGCACGGGCCCGTACAGCCCCGTTCGTCGCCCAGGCCTACACCGCTGACGCCGACGCCGCCCTGGACCGTGTGGCGTCCCGCACCCGTACCGCGACCATCCGTGGTCGGCTCGTCATGGAGGCTGTCTGATGACCACGACCCTGACCGCGACACCGCTGCCCGACCAGGCCGCGGTGCGCCTGCGTGTGCAGTCCACCCAGGTGAACGACACGCCCGTGCTCGACATCGAGTTCGGCATGAACAGCGTGGCCGCCGCCGAGGAGGGCACGCGCTGGTCGCCGTCGTCCAGCCAGTTCGAGGTCCGGTCCGGCTACGTCTCCGGTGGCGGGTTCTGCACGATCCTCCGGGCGGTGGCTGGCGCGTCGACCATCGGCGGTTTCTCCCGGCTGGTCACCGGGCTCACCGTGGGCACGCGCTACCGCATGGAGATCATGGGCCGCGCGGGCACGATGCGGTGGGGCATCGGCATCTCCGGCATCGGCGCCAAGACGGTCGCGCCGTCGACCAACGCCTACGCGTTCGAGGACGACGGTGGGTGGCTCACCTACGAGTTCGTGGCGACCGCGACGACGCACACCATCTGGATCTCCCCTGCCGTCACGCCGCCGTCGCAGGCTGACTTCGTGTTCCACGGGCTGATCGTGCGCCCGATCGTGGCGCCCGTGACGATCGCAGAGGAGCCCGGGCCGCCGTCCACCCAGTGGAGCAACGTCAGCATCCCGTCCGGTGTCGGCGTCACCGAGACGGCCGGGTCCAGCAACGAGGACGCGTGGCTCAAGGTGCGGCTCGCGCACACCTCCGGCACGCCCACCGTGCAGGCCGGCGGTGGGACGCGCACCTACGTCACCGGGCTCACGGTCGGCACCACCTACACGTTCCGCATGGCCGTCGCGTCGACCGCGTACCTGAACGGCTCCACCGCGCCGTTCCGCTCCACCCTGGGTGTCTCCGGCAAGGGGGACGCCGGCGCCGTGCTGCTGCCCGCCACCGGGGACTGGATCAGGTACACGTTCACCGCGACGTCGACGGCGCACTACGTCCAGCTGGTCACGGACGAGCCCATCGTGATGGGCGCCGGGGACTGGCTCGAGTGGACCATCACCTACTGGGCGCTGGACGCCGTGATCCCGACGCCGCTGCGGTCCCTCACGTCGCTCACCCGGTCCGACGCCAACGGTCTCCAGCCCGTGCGGCTGTACGAGGGCCAGGACATGAGCGGTGGCCTGCTGGTCGTCCAGGACTACGAGGCCGCGCTGTCGGGCCTGGTGACGTACACCGCGGTGGTGGGCGAGTCCGGGACGGGCCTGGTGGAGCGTGCCACGGCATCCGTCACGGACCTGCTGCCCGACGCCGCTGTCCTGGCGCCGGCCACCCTCCCGCAGTACCTGGAGCGCCTGGAGCTCGTCACCGGGTTCGAGGGCACACGGGACGCGCAGACGACCGTGCACGACGTCGTGGGCCGTGCGGACCCCCTGGTGGTCCTGGGGCCGCTGGGGACGCGCCGGGGCCTGCTGTCGGTGTGGTGCCGGTCCTACGCCGCTGGGCTGGCCGTGCAGGCTGTCTACACCCGCGGTGAGGTCGCGCTGCTCCGGCAGGCCTACGAGCCCGGGCTGGACCTCTACCACGTCGCCACCTCGACGTCGCTGGGCATGGACGGCACCCGGTGGCGCGTGTCGGTCACGTTCGTGGAGGTCGACGCGCCGCTGTCGCCGCTGCTGGGCTCGACCGGGTGGACGTTCGACCAGGCGTCCGCTCAGTACCCGACCTTCCAGGTGGCGATGGCGACGTTCCCGACGTTCAACGAGTACACGGCGGGGGTGGCCTGATGGCCGACATCACGGCACCGTGGGCGGCCGGGACCGCGGGTGCGCTCGCGGGCACCGTCCGTCACGTCATCGAGGTCCGCGCCAATCACCCGTCGTGGGCCGAGCCCATCCCGCTCGACCTGGAGACCGGCACGATCCTGTACGACGAGAACCAGGTGCCGCACGTCACCGCGCAGATGACGCTCAAGACGTCGCCCGGGTTCGACCTCGACCCCCGGCTGGGCATCCGCATCGAGATCGACGCGGGCTACATCGTCAACGGCGTCCGCGACGTCCACCGCATGGCCGACCTCTGGCTGTGGGAGTACACGGACCGCCGGCCGTCGAACCTCATCGACCTGCTCGCGTACTCGATGGAGTCCCGCATCATGGGCTGGATGCCTCTGGGCGGGTCCGGCCAGTCGTTCAGCAGCACGTCCCTCGCGGGCGACTCGATCACGTCCCTGCTCCACTGGGCGCTCCCGTCCGCCGTCGTCGTCAACGACATGCACGCCGCCACGTTCGTCACCGGCGGTGCGTTCCTGAACGTCGGCACCGGGGACAACGTGTGGTCGGCCATCTACGACATCGCGGACCGCGCCGGTGGCGGCTGGGTCTACGAGGACGGGCTGGGCGTCTGGCACGTCACGGACCGCCCCGAGGCCGCCGGCCAGTCCGCTGCGATCCTCAAGACGGGCGTGGGCGGCACGATCACCCGGCACGACACCGAGATGTCCCTGGAGCGGTGGTACAACGCCGTGCTGGTGGAGCACAGCTGGTACGACGGAGAGCAGCGCACCGCCCAGGGCTGGGCCGAGATCACGTCCGGGCCGCTGCGGGTCGCCGCGGTCGGCCGGCGCGTCCTCAAGGTCACCCGCGAGTACAAGGGGGACAGCGCCACCGCACGCTCGTCCGCGTCCTCGATCGTCGCCCGCACCGTGACCCGCGGCCGTGGTGTCGCCCTGTCGATCGGTGGGGCACCCTACTGGGTCCGCCCCGGCGCGACCGTTACCATACAGGTGGGGGACGCACCGCAGGAGCGACAGCTGATCTCGTCCATCCAGTTCAGCCTCGCCGCGACCGGCACGGCCAACATCGTCACTCGACTTCCCGAGGACGTCACGATCACGACAGGAGCATGACGATGGCAGGCCAGACCCTCCACCGCGACTACCCGTACCCCACCGGCACCGACGCCAACGACGTCCCGTTCCGCATGCAGGCGCTCGCAGAGGCCGTGGACCAGGACGTCGAGAACATCGCCAACGAGGTCGGCGTGTTCACCGAGAACAACCTGGGCGCACGTCTCAGCCTGGGCGGCACGTTCGCGTCCGGTGGCGCCGCGCCGACGTCGGTGCCGCTGACCACCATCAAGATCAGCCCCGGGTCTGGCTTCTCGAACAACGGCACGTCGGTGTCCGTCCCGGCCGGGCTCTACAGCGTGGGCGTCATGGCGTCCATCCCGGTCCTGCCGGGCAACGTCCGCATGTTCCTGGACCTGTCCGTGAACGGCTCGAGCGTGAAGGGCGGGCGCCTCGCGTTCGCCTACGAGGACAACGCCGCCACCACGTTCACCGTCGACATGGCGGCCGGCGGGACCATCGGCGTGAAGTTCTACCAGGTCACCGGATCGTCCCAGTCGCTGACCGGGGACATCACGATCCTCAAGGCCACCCGGCCGTTCGGCTGGTGACCACGGTGGAGCTCTGGGAGCGCGGATCACGCGCGTGCCTCGCGTGCGGGTCTACCGTGGTGGACAGCCACCGCGCCACACATGAGGCCTTCCACGCGTCCCTGGAGCCCGCCACCGATGACCCGCCACCCGTCGACCCCACAGAGCCCGGGCTGCCCGCCCCCGACCCCGAGCCCACACCGACCCGGCCAGGACCGCCGACCGAGCCCGAGCCGCCTCAGGCGCCCGGGCTACCGACGTGGCCGCCCGGCCGCAAACAGCAGGGGGAGCAGTACCGTGGCAGGCGACTGGAGTAACGACGACATCGTGCGGGCCCTGGAGCGGATGGATGACACGCTCAAGGAGATGCGGACCGACCAGCGTGCCGCCAACGACCGGATGGTCCCGCGCGAGTCCTGGGAGATGGCGATGACGTCACTCAAGGAGTGGAAGGGCCAGGTGTCCGCTCAGGTGATCGACGCGTCCGCCGACGTCGGCAGGCTCCGCACCGAGATGGACGCCCGGTTCGAGAAGGAGGCCGCCAAGCGCACATCCGCGGTGCGGTGGGCTGTCGGCATCGCGGTCCCGACGATCCTCACCGTGGTGGGCATGGTCATCGGGGCGCTGACGGGCGGCTAGGAGTTCAGCGACACGCACAGGTCATGGGTGGCCTGCCACATGCTGGCGGTGCCGTACAGCCCGAGCGCGTCATCGGTGGCACGCACGCACCCGCCCGGGTCTCCGACGCTGGAGAGCTCCCCGTAGGTCACGCCGGCCCATCCCGCCGCGATGACCACGACGAGGGACAGGGCTGCGATCAGGATGCAGATGATGGTCTCGCGCTTCATGGCTGGCTCCGTGTCAGTGGGTATGGCTAGAGTAGGGCACGCGCAGGTGGGACTTCGCAGACAGCGGCCCGGCACCCCGATCAGGTGCCGGGCCGTCGTCATGCTCAGGCTGCCTGGCGCTCGCGGATGTCGTGCTGGACGTGGTGTCGACGGCACCGGGGGACGTACCGCTCGACGTCGAGGCTGTACCGCACGCTGCGGGGCCCGTAGACGATCTCGTCCGGGTCCGTGCCGTCGTAGGACCAGTCACGGGCCATGTGCCCGTCGTCGCCGTCGACGCACTGCTGGGCGGACGCCGAGCCGCGCAGGCGCCGCAGACGCCGGTGCGCCGAGTTGTACCCCGGCACGTCACGCTTCTGCCGCGGGTGCTTCTCGACGTCGCCGCACGTCGTGACGTACCCGGCGAGGACGTGGTTGGACCGGACGATCAGGGTTGCCCCGCATCGGCAGGTCGCGTGCCAGGTCGCGTCCGTGAGGTAGGAGCCGGCGCGGGCTCCGATGGTCAGCTGTCCGGTCTCGAGCCCGGTGAGGTCGCGCACGTTCATGGTCTGTCTCCGCTCAGGTGGGTGGGTGGTCAGGCTGCGATGGTGCGGTGGGCGCGTCGTGCGGCCCGGGCGATGCGGTGGTGCAGGCGCTGGTCGTGCTGCTCGATCTCGACCCACGCGGACGTGATGGCCTTCTGCCGGAGCCAGTCCGACGTCGGACCCTCGAACGACGGGCTGGTCCAGAGCCAGTCCGATCGGAGCCGGGCGAGATCCCCGGCGCGGTGGTGGTGGATGGCGTGCCGGATCTCGCGGGCCTGGCGCCGCTGGGCCTTGGACGGCATGAGGATCGTCGCCATGACGATGACCGCCATGACGGACCACCCCGTGACGAATCCGTTGATGTAGGCCTGGGCGACTGCCTCGCTCGTCGTGATGGTCATGGTCGTGCCTTTCGCTGCGTGGGACTTGCTGACGACGCTGACGCTACTTGACACCATCTGGCACTGTCAAGTAGCGTCCTCAACGTCAGCACAACCCGAGCGAGTCCACCCACCTGGAGCCCACCATGAGCGAGAACCTGGCCGACACCTACACGGCCGCAGAGGCAGCCGCCTACCTTGGCGTGTCCCTCCGCACCGTCCGCCGCTACATCGCCGCCGGCACACTGCCCGTCGTCCGCCGCGGCCCCCGGTCGCTGTTCATCCGCCGCGCCGACCTCGACGCGCTCGTCCGGGTGGAGGTCCGATGATGGCCTGGTGCATCCCGTCCGGTGACTTCATGGAGGGCTACGAGGTCGGCATGCTCGACGGCATCGAACTGGGCCGCCGACAGCTGGAGGGCGAGTGGGCAGCGCTCGACGTCGCCAACGCCCGCACGGCACGGGCCGTCGCCCAGGCCGGGCCCTACGATGAACTGGCCGACCGTCGTGGTCAGCACGACCGAGCAGAGCAGCACCGCCGCATCGTCCGCGAGCGCGGCATCCTTCCCGCCTGACCATCCCACCTGCGTACCCCTGGAGTCCCCATGAGCATCACGAACGACCCGGCCCCCACCTGGTGGACCGATCAGTGGAACGCCGCCGCTGACGCCACCGCGCACACCACGACCGTCCCCGGCGCCGCCACCTGGCACGCTCGAGACATCCTGCGTCAGCGCCTCACCGCCGAGACCGGCACCGCCCCGCTGCTGCCTGGCTTCACGACCGACGACCTGCGGTGGACGGAGTTCGCTGACGCGCTCGACGCCCGCGACGTCCGCCGT